TGGGTTGAGAAATACCGTCCTCAGGAATTACGAATAGAAATAAATGCTCACCAGAAAGCTTACGCCTTAGATGACGACTTACGACAATGGCTCGCAGCCTACGGCTGTCAGCTCAACTCTCACTTCACTGGTAAAAATAAGTGGGATACTAGTTTCGGTGTGGCTTCTATGGCAAGTCTTTTCGGCACTGTTAGAGATGGAAGATTCCAGGATAACAATCTGATTGAGCTACCCAGCAATGAAGGTAGCGAAGGCTTGAAGGCTTTAGTGCAGCAGTTGATTACCTGGAAACCTGATTCTAGAAATCCCAGCGACTGCGTTATGGCACTATGGTTTGCTGTAATCAGGGTAAGAGAATTGATGCAGCAGAACTCACAGACAGCTAGGTGGATGAATAACCGATGGGCTACCAGAGCTCAGAAGGAACGCCGTCTGGCAATTAACTTAGATGAAGCCATTTCAGAACAATGGCAAGAAACATACGGATAGGAACTTAATGTTATCCATTGAACAGATTGCTGCACGAGTTGAATCGCTGCGCTATCGTAATGCAGACAGGGACGCACGAAACCAAGATGTCCTTGCTGTGCGTAAAGGACAGATTTCATCCGTATATCCTGACTTCTTTCCAGATGGTGTAGATGCTAATGTCGTTGCAAATTTTGTGGATATTGTTGCGAGAGACTTGTCGGAAGTTATGGCACCTCTCCCGGCCGTCAACTGCTCCGCGGCAAATCAAACGAGCGACAGAGCTAGAGCTTTTGCTGATAAGCGTACTCGCATTGCTAGTAATTATTTCGCCCATAGTGACTTATCTGTACAGATGTATTCGGGTGCTGACTGGTACATCACATACGGGTTCCTCCCGTTTGTCGTCGAAATAGACACAGAAGCTAACTTACCACGCATTCGTCTTGAAAATCCAATTCACGCCTATCCTGAGTTTGATAGATACGGACGCTGCGTTGCTTTTGCAAAGCGCTACTACCTAACCCTTGGAGAATTGGTAAGCCAGTTCCCAGAGTATGATGCTCAGCTTCTTGGCCGCGATGGTTACGACCAGGATATGAATTCAATGACTGAGGTTGTTCGTTACTACGACAAGGACCAGTCAGTAATTTACATGCCAGAGAAAAGCAATCTAATACTTTCTCGAGCCAAGAATCCTCTTGGCAAGATGATGGTAGTAATTGCACGCAAGCCATCCGTTGATGGTGAGCTCCGTGGACAATTTGATGATATCCTAGGTATCCAATTGCTTCGCAATCGTTTTGCTCTTCTTGCAATGGAAGCAGCAGAAAAATCTGTACAGTCTCCAATTGTACTCCCACAAGATGTACAAGAGCTACAGCTTGGTGGAGATGCTGTCATACGTACCTCAAACCCTGCCGGCGTTCGCCGCGTAGAACTCACGCTTCCAACTGGAGCATTCACTGAGCAAACACTACTTAATCAAGAATTGCGTGTTGGTGCTCGTTATCCTGAAGGACGTACTGGCAACATCGACGCATCGATTATCACGGGCCAGGGCGTTCAGGCTCTCATGGGTGCTTTTGATACCCAGGTCAAATCTGCTCAAGCTATCTTTGCTAGCGCCCTCCGTGACGTTATTCAGATTTGTTTTGAAGTAGATGAAAAGATTTTCCCGATAGAAAAGACAATTCGTGGTGTCGATGCTGGTGCACCGTATGAAATTACATATAGTCCACGAAAAGATATTAAGAATGACTATAGCGCTGATGTGCGCTACGGCATGCTTGCAGGTTTAAATCCAGCCCAAGGTTTGATATTTATGTTGCAAGCCTTAGGTGGTAAGCTCATCTCCCGCGATATGGCAATGAGAGAACTTCCTTTCAGTGTTAATGTGACGCAAGAGCTTGAGAAGATTGAGATTGAAGATATGCGCACCGCATTACTTGCATCTCTACAGGCTTACACTCAGGCAATTCCGCAGATTGCAGCCCAAGGTGGCGATGCTAGCGAGATTGTAATGAAGATTGCAAAGGTGATTAAAGCTCGCCAAAAGGGACAGGCAATCGAAGATGTCGTTGAAGATATCTTTACCCCTGAGGAACAGGTTCCTCCTACTGGAGCTGCTGAACAAATGGTTGAGCAACCGTCCCCTGCTCCCGCTGGCGCTTCGGTAGGAGGCGCTCTTCCACCAACACCTCAAGGTGGCGGACAATCAGATATAATGAGTTTATTATCAGGATTAACCGGAGCTGGCGAAGCCCGCTCTAGTGTGAGAACTATTCGACGTAGATAACCCAGGAGGGGACGATGACAACAATCATTGGCGTTGAATATGATAAGAAGTCAGTTATCGTTGCAGACAGCCGGATAACTGATGACGGCGGTAAGGTATATTCACACCCGGTAATGAAGAAGATAACAGCACGTGGTGCATTGTTAATAGCAGGAGCAGGAGAAGTAGCTCCTTGCGATATAGCACAGAATATCTGGACACCTCCAGCTTTCACAGCAAAAGACAAAAAGGACGCATATCGCTACATGATAGTTAAGGCTATGCCTTCCCTTCGCAAATGTCTTACTACTAATGGATATAATTTTGATGAACCTCATGACAAAGATAAAGATGGATTAAGATTCCAATTTCTAATCGCGGTTGGTGGCGAACTCTTTGATGTCGACCAAGACTTGGCGGTGATGAAGAGTGAAGCAGGATTCTATGCCATCGGCAGCGGAGGTGCTTACGCACTTGGCGCTCTTTATGCAGGCGCTGATGCCCTCGCAGCAATGGAAGTTGCCGCAAGAGTTAGTGCATACACAGCAGCCCCCTACCAAATAGAAGAACAACCAAAGTGAACAAGTTCACAGAAGCCATAGATAAGGCTATGAGAATACTAGCAGAAGAGCTAGATGATTCTGATAGTCAGATTTGTACAGGCTGGGTACTTGTTAGCGAGTGGAGTGACTTCGAAGGTACAAGATACCTAATGACAGATGTAAGTGAAAACATGAACCCATGGCTAGCTAAAGGTATGTTAGCAAGCGCAGAAGAATATTCTTATAATCCAGAGGAGGATAAGCGTGGAAGTTGAAAATCGCGGAGGTCCTAATGGCGGTCCACAGTATAATCCTATGAATATTTCTGCTGTTGGTGGAGCTGGTCAAAGTGGTAAAAAAGCTCAAAAGGCAATGCAACTTCGCCCATCTGGTGGTGGAGCCTTTGGCGCTACTAAAGCTCAAGTGGAGCAGATAAAGGGAGCAGAAGGCGTTGTAGGCACAGCTCCTGCTGCCGTTGCATCTTTAGCAGAACTTACTACACTTTCGGCACCAACTAATTATCCTGACATGCCAGTATCTTCTGGTGGTAGGCTCGGAGATGGCAATGGAGAAGAAGCGTTGATGCTACCGCCCGCTCCTGATAATGCCGATAGATACGATAGTGGAATTCAAGCAATACGAGCAATGTATTTGCGGGACCCAAACAATGAAGATTTGCGCAGAATGTTAGAATATTCAGATGGGGTTAATTCAGAAGGGTTTAATCTGTGACACAACCCGGAATCCGCAAGCGCAAGGATGGCACTTGGGAAGTAACCGGCTCTAATGATAGAGTGCTTAATCAGACTCAAGCCGATTATGAAGACCTAGTTAAAGCCTCGCAGCTTATTACCGGCGAACAAGGTATACAAGTTCGTAACTTAATAAAAAATAATCCGTCTGCTTCTGCTGGTCTAATAGCTGCACTTGCTCAATATGGTGCAGTTCCCGACAATGATTTGACTAAGACTCTTGTTGAGATTGACAAAATGACCCGCCAAGAGCGCGAGAAAAATATGTTTCTTGAAGGTCAGCGAATTGCTAATGAAAAGTTTAAAAACTCATACCGTGGTAGATTTTGGAATATTCTTAAAGCTTCAATTCGCGGATTATCCATACTTCCTGAAACAGGTTTAGAGTTACTAGGCAGTGGGGCTAGAAGTTTTAGGGCGCGTCTTGACGCTAAAATGGCCGGAGAACTTACTTGGTTTACCGAGCAACCAACCGACCCAAATAAAACAATAAATCAAGTACTAAATAGACCAGAGGATGAATCAGGTCTAAAGTACATCGTGTCACAAACTAAAGCATTTCAGATTGCCAAAGATTTAATTAATGGCAATAAGATTGATTTGGGTGAAGGATTCTTCCCTTCCGAAGAAACGGGCCAGGGATTTAAAGCTCGCCAAGCACAGCTTGATGCTTATAAGGTTGCAATTAAGCTGGACAATGGCCAGGTTTATTATCGCCCTTATTCGGTGATTGACCCAGTAACTGAAGTCCTTCCTTTTGTAGAGCCAGAAGATACTGTTGGTACAGTAGTAAGCGCACTAGGTGACTTACTCGTCATGCTACGCACTGACCCTGGTATAATTTATGCTAGGCTTAGAAGAGCTGCTAAAGAAGCCGAAAGGGCTGCTAGAATATCAGGCGGACTTCAAACTTCTAAAGCGATACAAAGAAAAGCTTTATTAGATATTGAACTTGACGAAGCTGCAAAGAATGCTCAGGAAGCTTTAGAAGAACTCAATAAGGCTACAGGATTTAAGAAGTTTGTAAAGCAAGAAGAGTATGATAAAGCTTTTGATTCCCTTACGAAGATGGCAGATGAGTATGACAACATGGTTTATGATGTCAATCTCGTTGCAGGATTTTTAGGCAGCAAAGCTGCTGAGCCTCTAATTAGCGCTATTGCAAATATTGATAACTGGCAGGACATCTATGCTCTTGGTAAAAAGGGAAAGAAGCGTGCTGGCTTAACAGTTGAGCAGTCAAAAGTATTAGCTGCGGCAAAGACTCGTGATGAAGTTCTTGCAGCCATCGCTCCTTTTATCGCTGGTGGAAATGTAGTAGCGGATGTTTTAGAGACTGGCACAAAGGTCGGTAAAGCTATCTCAGGTACTGCCACTAGAATCGCCAATAGTCGAATTGTTCCTGGCACGGCTGTTCAAATGGCTCGCTCTATTAAAGGTTTAGCGGCAAAAGGATATCGGAAGACTCCCATCCTGCCTAAGATAATGAATACCCTTTCTAAGAATTATAATACAATTTTACCTGGCGGAACATTCGTACATGCGGCAGATGTAGATGGCCTAGTTGATATGGTGTATTCTTATGGTCGTGCTGCGAAACTTGATGAAAAGACAATAGCAGATATTGCAGATAGCGTAGCATTTGCCGAAGATGCCTCCAAGGCTGGCTATGATGCTAGCGGTAAGTTATTCAATTCTATATTCGCTCGTCATGCTGAAAGAATTGGCGTAGACAAGGCAGAACTTGAAAAGGTAACTAGGCTTTTTGAAGGTGGCCGCGAGAAGATGTCCATGTATTGGGCCGAGCGCCATGCTGACGGAGCTAAACTTGATTATCTAATTGGACCCGGTGGTAAGAAATATACCATATCCGGTCCCCATTTAGACTCTGAGTTTCTTAACTCAATGATTTATTTCCCTCCAGCGGATGAATTACTAAGAACTATATCATCTTTCAATAAGTTAAACCTGCGAGGTGCAATTGATGCTGCCGACTTTTTAACCAGCAACCTCTGGAAAAAGATGGTTTTAGTACGTCCTGCGTACATTATTCGTAATATTGCTGAAGAGCAGATTCGCGTTGTTGGAACAGGTCATGTTTCTTTCTTTAATAACCCGGTAACCGCAGTAGCAATGTGGCTAGGTAGAGATAATGGCCCTGCTTGGCGTAGACTCTTGAATTCATTTGACCCATATAGAAATACAATAATGGGTACAAATCTAAAACTAGGCTCCGCAGCGGATGAATTTGCAGCAGAAGTACTAGCGCATGATGCAAGAGAATCCTATTCAGCCTTTATGGCAGCTAATACTATTACATCAGTTGATAGAGATGTTCGTACCTCTGTAAAATTTGCTGGTTTTGGGCGAGTTGACTACGGCCATGAGCGCTGGTGGGAAGGCTTAGCTTCCGAAGTTCGGATTCTTTCTAACTCTTTAGCTGGTAGGGTGGTTGCTCGTACGGCTCCTGGCTTTGAAAAAGGTGGAGTTGACTTTGTTCTTCGTGGTGGAGGCAAAGATGAGTGGACTAAATTTGCCGAAAGACAACCAAAAGAGATAAGGGACTGGCTTCTTACGGACGAAGGCGCTATGACTTATCTGTTTACTGGTAAATCAGTAACACCTTCTGGACGCGAAGTGCTAACTTCTGTACGCGCCCGTGTGGATGAGGCTACTGGCCGTGGAGGCGAAGCATCACAGGCACTAAAGAATCTTATTGCATACGGAAATATTGAGCAACCGGGACTTAAGATTGCCGTACCTAAGGGAGTTAATGGTGCCGACAATTCAATTAAGAATGCTAAAGAAGTTTCTGCTGGCAAGAAACAACTAAAAGATATAAATCAAGAATTTGCCGACCAACTTAAACAAGCCTTTAATGGTAAAGGTGATTGGGAAGGCCTATCTATGATAGTGCCAATCTCCAAGTTTGGTCGTAAGCAAAAAGATGAGCGCGGCATAGTTAACGGAATTGTTGATGGCTTCTTTAGCGCTGCTATACGATTTGAAAAAACAAGCACAATGGGCCCAGAATGGCGACAGAAGTACTGGGATGCTATATATGACATCTCATCTGCGCTAGACGAGAATGCTGTTGCTAAGCTAAGCGCTACTGCAAGAGAATCTCTTACTCCTCTTAAGAGCTGGAAGGGCGAGCCAGTAGGGCAGCAACATAAAGTTTGGAAGGCTTTTGAAAGAACTAAGCCTGGCGGTAATATTAGCGTCGAAGAGGCCCATGAGTATGCCTCAATGGTGGCTAGTCGTCACGTAGCTGAGTTGTTCTATGATGCTTCTAAGAAGCGCCTTCTATTCCATCAGCTTCGTCTTATAGCACCATTCGGACAAGCATGGGAAGATACTATTAAAGCCTGGGGTAATATTGCACTTAATAACCCGGCACAGATTTACAAGGGAATTCGTCCACTATCATGGTTGAACAACCCAGAGTCATCTGCTTTGTATCAACTAACTGATGCTAGAGACTACTATGACCCTAACCAAGGATTCTTCTTTAGGGACCCATTGGATGGACAGCGCAAGTTCTTTATTCCATTTGCATCAACTGGATTGAATTTTATTCCAAATCTTATATCCGGAAAGAATCCATTTGCTGGTGGACCATTTGCCATAGGCGCTACTCCCCAGTCGTTTAACTTTGCCTTTGCTTCGGGCAGTATTATACCTGGCGTAGGTCCAGGATTAAGTATTGGTATACAGATTTTAGATAGATACTTTGGTAATCCTTTAAATCTACTACCAAAGGATATGCGACTAGCTGCATACAACCTAGTATTTCCATTCGGTGAGCCAGACTTAAAAGCTGGTTTTATAGAAGCTCAACTTCCTGGTAACTGGAGGCGCATCCTTGCCCCATTATTACCAGAAGAAGCTTATTCTTCAGCATTTGCTCCGGTTATGAATTACCTAGCTTCTGGTGGAAACTATGATTTGATGGACCCAGAAGACCAAACTAGGCTCATAGGGGATACCAATAAGTTTTCACAATGGTTTACAGTTATGCGTGGACTCTTTGGAACTGTGTCTCCATTCCCATTCTTGACTCAGGGTGTTACAACCCTTGATGATGGAAACACTCTTTTGACTACTGAGTTATATAATAAGTTCAAGGAAATTGAAGTAAAGACTGCAGATAGGAATAAAGCCTATGCAGAGTTCTTCGATACATTTGGGCCGGAGGCCGTGCTTGCTATTGTAGCCACATCAACTGGTGCTCCAACCAACCTATATACTTATGAGTTAATCCAAAGAGACCCATCAGTTGTAGATGATTACCCTTCAACATATGGATATATCTATCCTAATGGTGGATACTCTGCTGAACTGTACCGTTGGCAGCGCAAGATGGGCAATAAGGAAAAGTTTGATTCAGAAGAGTTGAAGAATAGGGCAGTATCGTTACTGTATTATGCAGCTAAGGATAGGCTTATGACTAGAGCTACTGCTGAGAACTGGCCATCAGAACAGTACGATGAGGCTAATGCTAATCTTAAACAGGCTTTTAGAGGAGCAAGGCTGACCCAAGAGGGTGACTTCTATAAACAAGCAAAGATTAAAGATGAACTCATCAAGCTGGCAAATGATAAAAGATTTGATGACTCAGACGCTGTGGCTGGACTAAAGGATTACTTATATCTACGTCAGGCAGCCCTGAATAATGCAGGCATAACATCTGACAATCTTGCCAGAAAAGATGCAGTAGCATCTAGGGCCTGGTTAGCTAATGAAGCTAAGAAGATTATTCAGCGCCACCCAGATTTCCAAAAGTTATTTTATGCGTTCTTTAAAAAGGAGCTAGAGGGCTAATATGTCTGTTACAGAAGAACAAGTACAACAGGGCCAGGCCCGTGCTGGCGGTAACACTCCTGTCACAAACAAGAAAGTCAAGAAGACAGGCAAGACTAAATCTCCTGATGAATTAGTATCTGATGTTTCAGCCGAAGCCCAAGCAAGTGCTGAAGATGCTCCCGGCTCAGGGCTTGATGGTAAGACTGGCCTTATAGGCGTACCCGTCGGAACGAAAATACGTAGAGGCAAAGAAGTAGTTACTGCTGGTTCCCCCGACATTGTGGGTGGAAAGCCTGTATTTAGCCCCAAAGAAAGGGCTGTATTCTCAACAGTACAGTATGATTCAACCTCCGCAGTTACCCTTTTTGCTCAACTTAGCGCTAATGAAAGAGCTGAGCTACTACTTAATCTAGGAAGCATCCCAGGACTTTACCCTAAGGGCACTGCTCCAACCAAGGATTATGTACTACGTGGGCTAGTATCAAAACAAATAGGGTTAAGACCCGAGGATAAAAGAGCTATCGAAGAGGTTATGTTCTACTCTGATAGCGTGGGCGAAGATGTACAGACAAGCATTAAAAAGTTTGTTCAAAATCCTCAGTTGGCAATACAGTATTTTGATGTCAAGTCAACAGCTCCAGATGAGGTAAAGCTTACACCTGCCCTTGCTTTAGCGGCAGAATTAGACCAGAGCATGAGGGATTATCTTGATGTTAAGGCTTCAAAAGAACTATCAAAAACATATGCAGATAAGGTCAACAAGCTTGAAACAAAAAGAGGCGGTCAGCTAACAACTCTTGAAAGAGAACAGGTACTGATTGACTTTGTTCAAGATGAAGCAAAGAAGATGTTCGCTGCAGAAGCTGATAACCCAGATTCAAACCTGACCCGACAAGGTGCTTTGGGTGGCACATTTAATTATTTAAAGCAATTAAGAAGCGAGTATGGCGTAAAGACTGCCGACAAACTGATATACAAAGAGGCTATTCGCTCCATCCGAAGCAAGCAAGCTCTAGAGAATATCGTAAATAAGATTCAACTACAGGCTGAAATCAATATGCCTTCATTAAAGAGTTACTTCCAGCAAGGCCTTACAGCGAGAGAAGCCTTAGGGAACTATATAAGCCTGCGAGCAAAGGTTTTAGGTGTTGACGAAAAAGATGTTACCCTAGATGATTTAGCTTCAGTTTATGCAGGAACTAACTTAATGCCATTAAAAGATTATAAAGATTCTTTACTCAGGTCGCCCGAGTACAAGGACTCACCTCTATATAAACAACAACAGTTGAGCGACTATAGAACCTTAGTCAGAAACTTTATAGGATAGGTAGACCATGGCCCAACCATTTAGACAGACTGGTGTTACTCTTCCAGATGAGGACTTAACTCCCGAGTTTCAAGCACGGCAAACCGCTAAACAGCGTGCCAAAGTTACGGCTCAGCCCTCCAAGAAAGAACTTGCCGCTATGCCGGCAAAGGCTAAGGCACAGTTGCGAGAAGCTATAGCGGAGCAAACTGCAGCCAGAGCTATATCTACTCCTGCAATATTAGATAAACTTGAAGAGAGTATTCTTCAATACGAGAGTGATTTAGGCGACTTCTACGCAAACATAGCGAGACTTGAAGAGGTAGCCGCAGAAGCTGCGGAAGAGGGTACTAAAGCGGTAAAAGAAGGCGATAAGATAATTGCTGATGCCGTCGTTTCTGGTGTTATACCCTATCAATCTCTTCCTCCAGTTTTCCAGGCTGTAGTAAATCAACAGCCACAGTTCTCTGATGCTGGCCTGGCCGCTGCAATTGCCGCACTTAAGGCTGTAGGGGTAGAAGGTTTAACTGACATAATGGCTCAAATTAGAGAGCTATATCCCGACATTAGCTCAGATGATGCTCTGCTATTATTGAAGTTTGACCCACGATTTAATGGTCCTTACATGAAGCGTTTTGTTGGCAATAAGATGTTAATGGATAAAGGTTTTGCCCCGCTTGACGATAAAGTTTACCTAGCAAACGAGATGGCTTATTCAAAGATTTTCAGTGCATATGGCTTAGATAAATTTAATAATCGTGAGCAATATGCCAAGCTAATAGGTAATCTAGTTGCGCCAGAAGAAGCATCCGAGCGTGTATCAAATGTGTATGAACGCGTTACGCGAGGTCCTCAAGATGTACTTAAGGCTCTAAAAGAATTATATCCAGAGCTTAGCACTAAGGATTTAATGGAGTATGCTCTTGACCCAGAGACTCAGCTCCCAGCCCTAAAGCGTAAGATTCAAGCTGGTGAGATTGGTGGCGCTGCACTAGCACAGGGTCTATCGATTGCTCCAGAAGAAGGCCCTACCAAGGTACGGGCTCCTTATAGCAATGTTCAAAGAAACGCTCTCGGTATTGAAACCTTAGTCAGCGAAGGTATAACCAGAGAGCAAGCTGTTGCTGGATACTCTGCGGTAGCTGGAGTCCAAGATGTAGCTGAGAAGTTAAGCGCTATCTATGGTAGAGACTATAAGCAATATGGTCGTCTTGAGGCAGAGAAGGAAGCATTCCTTAAGTCTGCTGAAGCTAAAGCGGCAAGAGAAAGACTATCGGCAAGAGAGATTGGCGAGTTTAGTGGAAGCGCTGGACGACTAGCATCTCGTGATAGAGCAGCAGGAATAATATAATAGAATCCTAAGTGGACCCACCGGCCCCACTTGGTGTACAGACCGGTAGCAAGAGCCAGCCCACTACCCCTGGTGGCAACTGTGGCTTGCGATAACAACGACAGAAAGGGTGGTTGCTATGAGCAACACTAACTGGGATGATGACGACGACCTAGATACCGAAGAATCATTTGGTAGTAGCGAAAGCGATTTGCTAAAAAAACTTCGCAAAGCTAAACGAGCAGATGAGAAGCGTATCAAGGAACTTACTGAGCAACTTGAGGGTTTATCCAAGGTGCAGCGTGAGCGAACCGTCAAAGAAGTCCTAGAAAAAAAGGGTGTAAACCTAAAGGCAGCACGTCTTGTACTTAAAGACTTAGAAGACATTAACGAGGAGTCGGTATCTAGCTGGCTCGATGATAATGCTGATTTGTTTGGAATCAAGGTGGAGTCTGCTGAACCTGAAGTAGACAAAAAGAATCTTGCGGCTTTGCGCCAGCAAGATATAGTCACACAGGCAGGAATGACACCCGACAGGGCAGATGAGCTAGAAATGAAACTGGACAACGCGCAAAGTGCAGATGAATTGCTAGCCTTCCTACGCTCTCAGTCCTAATTCCGTTCATAGTCTAGGAGACTAAAACAAATGGCAAACGTCTTTACCAGTACTACCACTCCTGGTGGTACCGCAGGTGGAGCAGGTCTTGTCCAGAAGGCGTATGACCGTCTTCTTGAGTTCGCTCTCCGCTCAGAACCACTAATCCGTTCTGTCGCAGATAAGCGTCCTGCTCGCCAAGCAATCCCAGGCTCAACTGTAGTGCTACAGCGCTATGTTGACCTAACCGCAGCAACAACTGCACTCACCGAAGATACTGACCCAGATGCAGTTGGAATTTCAACTCCGACATCTGTGACCATTACTCTTGCTGAGTACGGTAATGCTGTTCTCGTAACTCGTGCGTTGGAACTCTTCAGCCTTGCTGATGTAGACCCAGCGATTGCGAACATCATT